GACTTGTTTGTTAGTGTAGCAGTAGATGCTGTTGATACTAGGTCAACGTCACCACCTGTGCTTGGTAGTGTTAGTGTGTTAGATGCACTCTCTGAGTGTGGTGCAGCCTGTAGTGTCTGTGCGTGAGCATTGCCTGACTCACAGTAGAAGTTAATCTTAGAACGTGAGCCTGAGTTCTTTAGGTCAATAATACCTGACTCAACACCTACATTACCATCTAGTAAAACCTGACCACTTCCCTTTGGTGTCAGCTTCAAGCTGATATTTGTGTCACCACCTGTTGCAGATATTTCAGGTGCGTTACCTGTTGCAGCATTTGTTACATCAAACTGATTGACAGCAGAAGATGTAGTGTTAAATATTATCTGCTCGTTACCATTCTCGTCTGCAATAAAATGGTCATTATCTATAAGTATGTTGTGACTGTTGGTATCTAAGTTGCCACCTAACTGTGGAGATGTATCTGCCACAACATCTGTGATACCACCAAGAGCAGAGGATATAGATGCGAGTGTTGTCTTTCTTAATGCACCTGCATCAGCATCATGCACAAGTAATGTATCATTAGATGTATCAAGAGATGTTTCAGCAGTCTGTCCTGTAATAATATTTGCATTTATCATGGCAGTTTCAACAGCACCATTAGCTATTGTTACTGCACCGTTTGATGCTATGGTTACATCACCTGATACGGCTACAGGGTTAAAGTTAGCTCCGTCAGCAACCATGATGTGACCACTGGTGTTTGTACCCATAGTGATGTCATCACCTGTTACTGTTAGGTCACCTGTTACAACAACATCTCCACTGAAGGTTGCTTTACCTGCAAGTGCCATGTCAATGTCTAAGGCTGTTATGGCTGAACTACCATCTGTTCCTTTGATTGCAAAGTTCTTATCAGCAACACTTACAGTAAGCTCAACATCACTAGAGTTATTTGCTATGTCTAGTATAGATGTTCCGTCATCTTTAAATGTAATGTTTGCACCACCTGCATCTAATACTATATCTCCTGCAGCATCAACAGTAAGATTGTTTGAAGAGATAGTCATGTCTGTACCATCTCCTTCAATTTTTTCACTGTCACCACCAAATACTATACCAACATTGTTTGGTACGTGTATATCAGAGGTAGCTGTAAGATTTATCTTTGCACCTGATGTTATTGTAAGGTCTGTGTTGTCCCCTTCAATCTTCTCACCAGTACCAAATGTTATACCAACATCTGCAGGTATTACAACATCAGCAGTTGCTGTGAGGTTTATATTGTTGCCTGTTATGGTTAGGTCAGTGCCATCACCTTCAATCTTCTCACCATCATCGCCAAAAGTTAGACCAATATTAGCAGGGATGTTTATATCACCGTTTGAACCTACACTAAAGTTTATATCTGTCCCATCAGACTCTATCTTCTCAGCACCTGAACCATCAAGAATAAGACCCACATTTGCAGGTATAATAACATCAGCCGTACCTGTAAGATTGATATTATTACCAGTAATTGTTAAATCAGTGCCGTCACCTTCTATCTTCTCTCCGTCATTACCAAATGTTAAGCCTATGTCAGCAGGTATATTGATGTCTCCACCTGAACCAACAGTGATACTAAGGTCTGTTCCGTCTGATTCTATCTTCTCTGCTGTAGCAAAAGTTATGCCAACACCTGATGGTATATTAACATCTGCAGTAGCAGTAAGGTTGATGTTATTACCTGTGATGGTTAAATCTGTGCCGTCACCCTCAATCTTCTCTCCATCGTCACCAAAGGTTAATCCGACATTTGCAGGTATGTTGATATCTGCACCTGCAACGATATTTAGGTCTGTGCCATCACCATGTAGATATTCTCCACCTTCATCATTAAAGTATAATCTTTTCGTGCCATCAATTACAACATCATCCATAAATTTAAAGTGGTCTTCGTCTTCCATCCACTTTAAAACACCATCAGATGTCTCGCCATCAAAAGTTATGGTAATGTCTGTTCCTGCTGTTGCTGCACCAAAGGTAAGTGTATTACCTAATAGTTTTGTAATAGGACCACCTTCATTATCAGTGCCGTCATGTGTGTGTCCAGTGCTTGCTTGAAAGGCTGCTAATAACTGGTTAAACTCATCATTAGTATGAGCTGCAGTAATTATGTCACCATCACTATACGTAGACTGTCTTGTGTATGTTGCTCCCATTTATCTTCTAGCTCCTGTTTGATATTCCATACCAAAGCCTCTTAAGGCATAAGGTGCAGAAACACCTTCATCATCTATTCTCAACGCTACTGTAAAACCTGACCCCTCTACAGACTGTCTTAATAAAGGCTCTGACTGACCACCATATGTTGCCGTGCCATATACACCTGTCCCATACACAGCAACAATATCACTAGCGGATAGAGAGTAGGCTGCAGGTCTTGGAGTGTCAGGGTCTTCATAGTCATACCTCAAAAATAAGTTCGCATTTATGGCAGCTTCAGGTTTGTAACTAACTAAAACACGGTGCATATGTTTGCGTATGCCGGGGTCTCCAAAACTTAAATCTGGACTTCTGTATTTACCTTCTATAGCTGTACCATCGAAATCATTACCTATTTCTTGTCTATAAATATAACCGCCCTCTCCTCCGTGTATAACTATTGATGGAGGTGCAGACGTCGAAGTAGTAGGAACAGTATCTGTAGCTGTGGGTCTCATTCCTTTTATCTTAGCAAATTCAAATTGTTGACCTCGTAGCGAACATAATACACCTTCCGTTGATGCTTGGGCAGTTCCTGTTTTAGTAAAAAATAACCTATATTGAGTTTTATTTGGTACAACTAATGAAACAAAATTATCGGCACTCATTATATTTTCATTAAAAAACGATTGTACAGGTATACTGATTGTACCTAACTCAACGTCGCCAATTCTAGCTGTACCTGCAACAGTTCTTAGCCCATCTGCTGCTAAGAATATTAAGTCACCTGCAAATTCCTGTATTGTCTGTCCATTAACACACCCAATGTCTCTTGTGACAGGTGCTACAGCGAAGTTGCTTGATGATGTTCCTGATAATTTAAATATTCTATTTTGACAAAATATAAATAAATTTTCACGGAAGACTTTCATCCCTGTTATGGTGTCATCAACTTTAAAGCTGCCTGCTCCACTACCTGTTGTAAAATCATCTTCATCAAAAGGTACGCTAAAAACTACTTCTTGTGGTGTGCTTGACATCCCTGCGTAAAACATATGGTCTTTAAATACAACCACAAACTTTGCACCTGTTACAGCAGTGCTAACTTCTCCACCACCTGCTGACGTTACGTCTGTAGCTGCAAAGGATGTATTAAATACTGTTGGTGCATTATTTCCGTCTGCAACTATAAGTTTGTCATTTCCGTCAAAGTTAAATTTTTCAAATGTATATTTACCTGCACTCGTTCTGCCACTGTCTCGCTCTGTCCAAGAACCACTTCCTGCTGTTGCCGTAAATATTTTTTGCCCTCTTGCAGCCACAATAGTGTCGTTAAATATACAAGCTAATAATATTTCTTCTGTTGATAAACTTGTTTGTGGAACTACATTTGTATTATACTTAACAAACCCGTTTATTCTTCTGTATCCACCACCTATATCAGGTTCAAAATTTACAAGCTCAAGTGCCTCTCCGGGCTGCATTGCAAATGTAGATTTATTTAAAACTAGCCCACCTTGTAGCGGAAAAGATGCAGGAGATGTTTGTGATAAATCAGGCATTACCTAACTGATTCCATAGTAAAATAATTAGAGGTTACAGAAGGATTCAACACTACAGTTGACCTAACGTACTCATACTTGTTAATTAGTAAGCTCTGCATATTCTTAATACCTTGTTCGAATCTAGCAAAGCTAAGTTGATATTGTTGTGTCTCTCCTCTGTACTGATAAGCAAAAGCTGTTGCTCCGTCTATTATAACAGGAGAAAATCTATCCGGTATTGTTGGTGTGTCTGTGGCTGCAGATAAGTCTGAAGCAAAAGTAAAATAGTCAAACTTCAGTGCATATGTCTTATTAGGATATGGATATAATAAGTAATTATTGTCTAATGTTCTTACAACGTGTGTAGGCACACCGCCTGCAGTAAATTGTGCAACTTGCACACCACTAGCATGAGATGCTGCTGTTGTATTATTTGCACCTCTAGTGGCTCCTGTAAACTCAGTGCTAGAAGTGCCTGTATAAGTTATCTGCTCATTTTCTACGAATATAGTGCCAGCAGAATCAAAGCCAGACGTGCTGGCTACTGTAATTGTTGTGGCAGATGATGACAATGTGCCATCTAATGTTGTTGTATCTATTTCATCTTCTTGGTCTACGTATTTGTCTATGTACTCATTGTACTGCATAATACTTAAGTTGTTACCAGAAGATGCTAATGTAGAGTCTTTTACAATTCTAAAAGTATTGTAGTCTGCGTGTTTAGCATCATTAGGCAAAGAATACCTAACTGTGCCAGGGACTAATGTCTCTGTGTGTGTAGAGTGATTAAAAGGATAATTAAATTCTCTTTGATTTATAAAACGTATGGCTTCATTAACAGCATTCTGTGCTTGTATTTGAATACCACGAGCTGCTGTAAAATTGGATGATGTAAGTTGAACTTCATTCATTCTAGCTAGAACACTATTTGTTAAACTTAAAAAAGTTGCCATACTACATCCATTAAGTTGGGGGCAGTTACCCGCCCCCGGTTAAGTTACGCTAATTGGTCTCTATCGACTTCGTCAGCTAATTGTTTATGCTCACCATTGGTGTCAATGATACAAGCATATAGTCTCAGCTTACCTGTAGTAACGTCAGCAGAACCAGCAATTAGTTTCACGTCAATAGTGTCAGTTGTTGTGACATGTTGTGTGAAAGTTGATGCGGCGCCTGTTACAACATCGTTAGCTTGTCCGTTTGTTCCTTCTGCAAGGAAACCTGCTGAAGATACGTCACCACCATCAATGATGTCATCGCCTGCGGCAAAGTCAATGTCTACAGTTGGTGATGTACCATTAAAAGCTGTGAGCACTTCTGCTCCGGCAAACAGAACGAATGTGCCTGCAGGTATTTCAAGAAGTTGAAAAATGTCACCGTCTGTGCATGAGTAGTCAGTTATTTTAGAAATATCCAAAATAGCTTCAACCATACGCATTCCAGTGCCTGCTCGGTTAGCCTGATTTACAGCGATAGAGTTTGAATTTACACCTGCGGTTGCAGATGAGGTCATGTCAAAAGTTGCCATTTATCAATCCCCCCTTACGCTACGTTGTATTTAGCGGTTACAATCGCTTCAGGTCGAAGAATTTTTCTACCATAAAGGTGCATACCTCTGACAATATCAGCAAAAGAGTCTGGGTCTCTATAAGACTCAGTCTTTGTGATTTGTGCAGCTGTAGCAACAGCAGAAGAGTGTCCTGCTACGATTACGCCAAAGTTTGAGTTTTGGTTTGCTGACCCTGATGTTCCCGGTCCTGTGCCTACAGCAGGTAGGTTGTTGGACATGTAAACATCAAAACCATGAAGCCTACCGATAGCTAAGCCAGCTCTCAGTCCACCTGACTCGCCGAAGTCTGCATTGAGAAGACGTGAATCTTCATCCTTTAGGATTTCGACAAATGTTGGATGTAGAACTAACCATCTACCATCTGTATCGACGAACTGTGTGTCAAGCAGTCTGCCCATTCTTGCAATAACTTGCAATGGTGTAGCAGTAGCTGTAGCTTGAGCAGTTGCGCCCGGCATACGTGGTGCTAGTGGGATAGAGTGGTCGCCAGCACTACCTGTAGTGATGTTACCAAAGCTATCCTTACGTAGCTTCATAGATGTAAGCAGTTCATCAGACCCTGCAGTTGATACAGCTTTTGACCCACTTACGGTGTCGTTAGCTGTGCCTGCTACAGCGTTGATTGTGCCTTGCTTAAAACCAGCCATGTAACCAAGAATTTCTTGGTCATGTTGGTCTCTAAGCCTATAGCCTGCTCGGTCAGATGCTAAGGATTCGAAATTGACATGGCTGTGAGCCTCTTCGATGTCGTCTACCTTGAAAGCAAAATAGTTTGCTTTGTCAACGACAAGACTGAAGTCCTCGTCATCCAAGTCTTGCGGAGTAATCTGAGTGCCTCGTGCATACTCCTTAACGGTGATTTCTGGTTCCTTGATTATTTTAACCGTGTCACCGTAGTTCGCAATCTCGCCGAAGTAGTCAGAATTAGTTATTGACTCTACAACCGAGGTCTTGCGAAAAGCTTGCTGAACTTTTTGAGAGTAGATTACCGGGCTAAAATTGCCGTTTGGTAAACTACTGTGTCCAGCGGCGGTTTTAAATGCCATTGGTTTACCTCGTTAATATGATTTAAAGATTGTAGATTTTCGTACTATACAAGACCAGTTGATAAGGTGTCCTGACGGGGCTTACGCTCTGGGTAGTTTGAATCGGTGGAAAATCTATAACTTCGCTGTACTCAAAGTTTAGGGTGTATGGTGTATCGTCTGCACAGCACCATTGGAGCGAGTAACCTTACGGGGTCGCTATTAATTACTATATTTTACCATAAAATAAAATAAAAGTAAATAAATTTTTATCTTGACACATCATAAATGAAGTTGCCAGATTGTATAGCCTCCATGATAGCCTTTTCGTTTTTCTCATACTCATGAGCTTTCATCTTGGCTACCTGTGATTCTCTCCATTGATTAGATTGAGAACTCTTGGTTTTGGCTACGTTAGATGTGTTTTTAGCTGTTACTAAAGAAGCAGCACCTTTATCAGATTTCTCTTTCTTCGTATCAGCTATTTTCATATCCACTTTGTACAAGTCTATAGCTCTTGCTGCAGACCGTGCATCAGTTTCATTCTCATATAAAGCTTTCTGCACCCATGAAGGTTGTCTTTCAACCCAACCATGAAACTCTTCATCATTTCTGATGTCTTCAAAGTCTGGGTGTAGTTGCAAGAGTTGTGACTCTGCAGTCATTCTCTTTGCTTCTGCCTCTTTCTCTGCGATAGCTTTTAGTCTATCTTCCATACCCTTGTCTAGCTCAAGAGCTTTCTTAGTAGCAATAGTTTCTATAACCTTTGCTACGTCAGGGTACTCTTTTGTCCACGCTGCAAGTTCATCATCACTCTTAGGTAACTTTATAGCTTCCTTAGTAGCTGTAGATATCTGTCCTTCTAGGTCTCTAATTTTATCTTTGAGCTCTTGCTCTTTTTGTTGAGCATGTCGCCGTAAGTCACCATAGCGTTTCTTAAACGTCTTCTCTTCAGGTGCAAGAGATTCAGTTTCGGCTTTGTCAGCCTCTGCATCTTTCTGCTCCTGTACTACGTTAGCACGTTCCTCTTCTAAACGCTTTAACTCTTCCTGTT